GCAGGCACAGTTCGTGATGCATTTGAAGCTGTATTACCAATTAACCAAGAAACAAATGAACTAGATAACAGTTTACTTAAATATGCAGCTGCTTTCAGTCCTTGGTGCACATGTACAGTTGATGGTATAGAAGCTGATTTCCCTGCTTCATTTGTGTATTTGAGTGCTTATGGTAAAGCTAAACAAAATAAACAAAACCCTAACTGGTTTGCATATGCCGGTTCTATGAGAGGTATTCCACCATTCGTCGTTACACCACTTCACAGATATGGCGATGTTGAAAATGGAATTTTACAAGGTCGTGAATTCACTGAGGAAGGCGATTTTGATACAGACGACAATAAAACATGGGCAATTAACCCAATTAGTAATATCGACCCATTTGGAAATATTGTTTGGGGTAATAGAACATTATTAGATAACAGTGAAAAAGGTGGTTTAACTGCAAGCTCATTCTTGAACATTAGAAACTTAGTTTGTGATATCAAGAAACGCATGTATAAAACTTCTCGCAAATATACATTCGAACAAAATGATGATATTTTATGGGCAAACTTCAGCTCAGATATTAATGAACTACTTGACCAAGCTTTAAGTGGCAGAGGTATCCGTGGTTCTAGATTAACACCTATCCCAACAGATATTAAGGGTAGATTAAAAGCTCACTTGGTTATTATTCCAGTTGAAGCTGCTGAAGACTTCGATTTAACACTCGAAATGGCTGACTCCTTAGATGTCATTGTTGAGAATGCTTAATGGAGGAAATAAATAATGGCTAATATTGATGTTGTTTCTGCAAACAGCTGGCACATTGCTGATAACCCTGGTATTTACGAACCAGCAAGAAATAATAACTTCGAATTCCTTATTATGGATGCTGATAACCTTTTAAAGGCCGGTGTCTTAGAAGAGGAAGCTACTGCAGATGATTATCTCACTAACGGACAAGAAATTATTCGTTTATCAGTTAATAAAGCTCCAGTTCCACATTTCTCTCAAGGTGAAATAGCTATCTCTAGAGGTAATACAAAAACTTACTACGCAAGTACTATCGAATATAAAGAAGGTACTCTTGAAGTCATCGATTACATCGATGTCAGTGGTAAATCAATCTTAATGGCTTGGCAAGCTTTGTCCGGTAAAGCTATAAGAGGTACAGTCGGTAGAGCTAGAAACTATAAGAAAGATTGTGTGTTGATTGAATACTCTCCAGACTACGCTCAAAAACTCCGTTCTTGGAGATTAAAAGGCTGCTGGATTAAAGAATTATCTGAAGATGATTATAGTCATGAAAGTCCCGATAAAAAGGTCGTCAGAGCTACAATTAGATACGATAGAGCTATTCCAGAAGAATAAGAAAATATAAGGCAGTAAAAGCTGCCTTTTTCTTTATCTTTATTTATAAAATTTTTATAAATTTTTCTGTGGCTAAATTAAATGAACAGAAAGGATTTAGCTATGGCAAAAAGTAGTAGAGAAGGAAAAAAGATGATAGCTTTAGAGATGGATGAGAATCTCTATAATGCTGTAAAAGAATTAGCCTTTGAACAAGGGCAGAGTACATCATCTGCGGTTCGTATGGTATTAATTGATTATCTACGAAGGTACAAAGGTTATAAGCCAATTAGAACAAGAAAGGATTGCTAAATTAATTGTAAGGGTATGGAAAATAATTATACTATTTCAGAAACATTCACTCTCCCTTCACTCGGAAAGATTTATCCAGAACCAATTAATCCAGAAATTGAACTACGTTCAATGACTACTAGGGATGAGATGAGAAGAACAGCTCCAAGTAAGTACATGTACAAACCTCTTTGTGATATGATTGAGGGGTGTATCGTTGGAACTAAACCAAAAGTACATGTTTATGACATGTGTATTGGTGACTTTGTGTTTTTATTACACAAATTAAGAATCATTACATATGGTTCTGAATACCATTTAAAGGTAAGATGCCCAAACTGTAAGAAATTTGTATCAGGTGTTACAGATTTAAATAATGAAACATTATTAGAATGGGATGATTCTATTTTAGATAATTTAGAATTTACTCTCCCTAAGTCAGGGAAGAAAATTAAGATTAAGTACACTACACCTAGAATGCTTGATGAGATTCAAGCTGAGAAAGAAAGAAGATTAGAGAAGGCCGGAGATAATGCTCCAGAGTATGATATTGGGCTATCTTTAACTCTTCAATATTTAATTGATACGGTCGATGGAGAGAAGTTAACACCTTCTAAGAAGGAAACATTCGTTGACCAATTGCCAGCATATGACTTAAAGTTCTTGTTGGCTAAATCTGCGGCAGTAAACGAGAAGGTTGGTCTCGACACAAAAATTGTTGTTAAATGTGGCCAATGTGGGTATGATATCGTTACATCGTTTCGCCTCGAACCAGAATTTTTTGACCCCGTTATTTGATGAACAAGGTAATGCAACGGGTCCTAAGATTTACGAAGAAATCGTTAGGGAATGCTATTACATATCAAAATTTATAAACACATCGTTTAACGACCTGTTAGACGTTACTCCAGCTGATAGAGCATTATTATTAAAGAATATATCTATTGAGGCTAAGAGGAGTGTAGAACAGCGTGAGAAAGCGATGGAAAGTATACAACATTAATTAAGACAAAGGAGGCAGCTTCATGGCAAGAAATAACGGTAACATTGTTGATGATATAAAAAGCTCAAATCAGACTAATAATACCCATGCAAGGTCTACAGGTGAATTAACACTTGAGAAGGCCCGTGCTCAATTTGCAGAGAATGCCGCTAAAAAGCTCAATGAGTTACAGACAAAGAATGTAGAAGCTCAAGCTAAGCTTGAAGCTGCTTTAAGAGCGAAAGGATTAAAAGAATCTGATGCTCAATGGAAGAAGTTTTTATCTGAACAGGCCAAGACAGAAGGTCATTGGAAAGAATTAAATCAAAAACAAAGACAGATTCAAGAGTTGAAAGACCTCGAAGAGGCCTATGCTTATGAATCAGACCTCCAAGAAGCTTTACTTAAACAGAAAGATGCAACAAATAAAGCTATATTAAAATCAGAATATGCTACCATGGAGGATAAGGTAAAAGCCCTCGGTGAGCTAGTAGGTTCTGGGTTGAAGGCAGGTGCAGTTAAGGCTACTGAGGCATTAGTTGGTGATTTAAACGGTATCATGTCAACATATGCTCAGTATCAAGCTAAGATTAACGCTAGAATACAAGGCACATTCATGAGTTATAAGAAGTTAGAAGATAACTTATCAACGGCCATAGGTATTCAACCATATGTTAAAACTCAAGATATGGTGTCTAACTTAGCACAGTTAGTTGATAGTGGTATTGCATATAACATGGAGATGCGTGCTTTCTTACAAACTGTGTCCGATAATATTGCTACTACATTCGATGCAGCTAATGGAACATTATTGAGATTAGTTCGTATTCAAAGAGAAGATTCTACTGCAGCTAGACTTGGTCTAGAGGCGAGATTAACACGTTACTTCAACACAATGTATCAAGATACATCATATCTTTCTGATGCATTCGACACTGTTTCTGGGGCTTTACTTGAAGCATCATCTACAATGAATCATGCTCAAGCAGTTGAGTTTGAATATCAAGTTCAAAAATGGTTAGGTTCATTGTATGGTGTAGGTCTCTCAGATGAAGCTACTGCTGGTATTGCTCAAGCTCTTGGTATGTTAGGCTCCGGTAATGTTACTGGATTAAGTAGTTCTCAGTATCAGAACTTATTAGTTATGGCAGCATCTAGAGCTGGTTTGTCATACGGTGAGTTATTAACTGGCGGTTTAAATGCCGACAATACAAATATATTATTAGAATCAATGGTTGGCTATTTGAGAGAAATAGCTGGTGGAACGAATAAAGTTGTACAATCTGAATTAGGTCGTGTTTTTGGTGTAAGCATGTCTGATTTACGTTCTGCTTTAAATATGAATGTAGGCATAATGGGTAATGTATCTAAACAGAATATGTCTTACATGGACACAATAGCTGAATTAGTAATGCAGCTACAAGCTCTTCCATCAAGAATGTCTATTGCTACAATGATGGACAACATGTGGGAGAATTTAGAATGGAGTCTAGGTACAGGTATAGCCTCAAATCCGGCTTTATATGGTATCTGGAAAGTTACAGACATGATTCAAAGTTATACAGGAGGTATTAATGTACCATCTGTATTTGCAATGGGTAGTGGTTTCAATTTAAATACTTCAATTGAAAACCTAATGAAGTTAGGCGTTGTAGGTATATCATCACTCGGTATGATTGGTGACTTAGTCAGTGGTCTAAATTCTTCTGCAGTCCCAGGTTCAATGTATGCTAAATTACAGGGACTCTCATCTATTCAATCATTAGGTAGGGGTCTTGTAACTGCTATGTCTGGTATGTCTACATCACAAACAACAGTGGTAGGAAATAGCTCCGGTGAAGATTACTATTCAAGCGTTAAAAATCAAGCTCAAGGAGAAGGTAATGAGGCAGTTGCTGATTCTCAAGAAAATAGCGATTCAGGTAAACAAATGAAAGAAATTCATGACTTTACCCAAAGCATTTATGAGTTAATGAGCGAGTTAAATCGTAAATTAGATACAAGCTTATTTAGTAAGTTGGATAGTGTGGAAGGCTTACGAGTATCCATGTCTAATTTCCCAGGGTTAGCATAGGAGAAGTAGTATGTTAAAGATAAATAATAATAGTTTAATATCAGGATATATAAAGCAGATGCTTCATGATTTTAATCTACCTAAAGCTAAAGTTCTCTCTATTGGAATGCTGGTATTTCAAGGTGGATATTATATTACGCATGATAAACTTTATAGAGCATTAAGAACTGATGTCTATACCAGTCTAAAGGATGTTAACGATACAACATTCTTCTACGAAATAGATAATTATATTTATGGTAAGGGTTATCTAAATATAACTAAAAAGTTAGAGCTTAACTCTAGTATATATGACAAATATGTACATTATTATTTAGGTGATTATTTAAGATTCTATCGTGACTTTAAGGGTATAGATTTAATGTCTATGTACAACTGTTATGGTGGTGAAGTGGCTCAGAATATAGAGTTAGAAGTAACAAAGAGTACTTCAAGTGGAACTCAAGAGGTAGTTGCCACATTTAATTCTGATGATAGTTCCAGTGTTATATATCTAGTTCCAGTTCGTTTTGGTCAGGAGTATACAATTGCATTAGATTGTGCTTCTTCAGTTGAAGTAGCCGCTTGTTTATATAGTAATAGAAGAATATCAGTACCTTCAGAGAGTCAAGTATTAACTTCTAATACATATACAAAATATGCAGGAACATCCTTCTCGATGCCAGTTATATATAGTAAATTAAAAGATGTTCTACCTAAATTAAATAATAGAGAAATACTTTATGCTAATGAAAAAAATTTATACTTAATGATAAAAGTACCATCTACAAATACATCTTCATTAGTTGTTTTAGAGGGAGATTTTGCTAACAGTAATTTTACGTTTAGTAGAGATTTCTCTTGGGACGACTATGAAAGAGCTGATGGACTCTATGTTTTACCACATAAAACCTGGTATGAATTTACAGCAGGTTCCTACATTAAAATAATTGATTCAAATATTCAATATTATGATGCAGAAGATAATCCAGTTGAATTATTTATTGCAGGGGAAAGTTACCATGAAGCAGACAAACCTGAATTTGTATTGAGCCTTAACAAAGCTTATTACACATTCGAGGATACACGTTATGAGGTAGGCTACACTGTTAATAATACAGAACGCAAGTTAAGTTATTACTTATTCAGAAGAGATTTCCCTGTTCGCCCAGCTACCAATATACAAAATAATATATTCGTAGATGAGGATACAGGAAAAAGTTATTTATGGAATGGTACAGATTATGTCGAGTTAAATTCAGGGGATACCTCAACTGACCTATATGCTCGACACTATAATTCTAAAATGCAGCTATTATACGTAAATGATGGAAATAGTTACGTATTTGCAAATAAATTAATCGGTTACATTATCCGTAATGTAATCACAAGTGATGATAACATCAGTGATAATATTAGAAGATTACAGAAGACTTATTATTACAGAAGCAATCCATCACGTAGACCTGGTTCAAAGAAGAGTGGTCGTGAACCTATTGGGTATGATGTTCCACCAAAATACTGGGGATTATGGAGTCAGGAGTTACGAGATATGACCTACGATTTAATGCATCTAGAGGGAATTACAAATTCTGCTTTTGATGTTATAGGTTATGTAGATAAAGATGCTGAAAAAGTGCTTGGGGAAGATTTAAGTTATGACAAAGAAGGTCATATTATTTCAGGAGGTATTCCACAATGAAAGATTTAGCAGACAAACTTATCACTAATTATATCTATCTATATCATACAGATGAGTGGTTGCTTATCCCAGTGTATCCAGACCAAGTAGCAGATACAATGCAAACAACATTCAATCAAACTAACGCATTGAGTCGTTCTGCTCCAACATTTACATTTACTAATGCCGGTCCACGTACTGTTCAGATAAATCTTACTCTTCACAGAGATATGATGGACGAAGTCAATTATGGAGCTAGCAATTTAAAGATTGAGCTAGGTGATGATTATATTGACACTTTAATTAAGAGATTACAGTCAATCTCGTTACCAAATTACAGAGCAACAAGTAAGAGTGTTGTACCACCAATGATTGCAGTTAGATTTGGGGATGAAATATTTATTAAAGGTATTGTTCAGGGTAATATTACAGTTACTCGTAAGAAACCTTTATTAGATGATGATAAATACGCCTTATTTGACGTGGCATTTGTGGTCACTGAGGTAGACCCTTATGATGCTGATACCGTGGCTCAGCAAGGCTCTTTTAGGGGATTAACCCGTACATTTAAAGATGGTATATTTGCATAGGAGGTAAAGTATGGACGTTTTAAAAGATAAAAGCTTTAAAGATTATGATTCTTTATCTCGTTTCACAGGTTTCCCTATTTATTACAATACAAAGGATGAGAAATATGTATATGGATTATTATCTCAACTAGACACTACTACTCAATATGTAGGACATAAAGTGTTAGAAACAGATACATTAGAGTCCATTGCATTTAAATATTACGGTAGACCTGACTACTATTGGGTAATTGCTATGTTCAACAATATCGAGGATTGTTTCATCAAATTATCTGATAGTTTTACAGTAATCAGAGTACCAACTCTTTCAAACATTATATTTAAATAATTATGGCAAATTTGAATTTATTAGGCAGCTTAAGTAGAGTAGAGACACCTTTTATAAAAGTTAAGATAGGTGACTACGTATTCGGTGTAGGACACACTGATAAGTCGAGCTATTACGAAAGTAATAGTAATTTATTATACGCTATTCATAAAATAACCTACCCTAATTATATTCAGAACCTTACAGTTAAAAAGATTAACGGTCAAGTCAATCAATATACACTACAAATAAGATATCCAGTAACTCAAGGTGCCGACCCTAATTTCTTCGATAAAGTATTTAGTAGTGTAAGTAAAACACGTAGAATAGAGTTTAGCTATGGTGATGTTAGTGTTCCGACTTTCATATATAAAAATGAGGAAGCTATCATAACAAGTGTTAAGACCCAAGTATCTGCAATAGCATCCACTATTGATTATACGGTATCTGCAGTTTCAAGTGCAAGGCTCACATATGCATCTAAGAAGGATTTCCAGGCCATCTATTGTAAACCAAGTGATAGAATTAAGTGGTTATTACAGAATAATGCGGAGTTTGGACTTCAAGATGTGTTCTATGGAATGAGGGATTTTGCTAAAGTATTAGCAGATGGATTAATTGCAGGTGATGATGCTCCTGTCCAATTGAATTACAAAGCTAACATGTCCGTCTTAGATTATTTGATGTATTGTGTAGACTCTATGGTAGCATTGAATGATTCAATCAATTCAACTCAATTATCATCTTTTTACAGTTTAGTTATTTATGATGATACAACTGGTTTATATGACGGACCATATTTCAAAGTAGTGAAGGTAGATAAGACAGTAGAACATCCTGAGGCATATGAGATTGATATTGGTTACCCATCTCAAAATATAGTTACAGCCTTTTCAATCAATTCAGATGATGGATATTCATTGTTATATGACTATTCACAACAACTTAATACTGAACAATATGTTCGTAGAATCAATTACAAAGGTGAGATGGAGGAATTATATTCTCCAGTTATTAGTTCAAGTAACCCTCAATTTGAGACTCGTGACACAGATAAGATTTGGTGGTCAAAAGTCACACAATTCCCTATCACTGTATCGTTAACATTAAAAGGTCTATTAAGACCGGCCATATTAATGAACTATGTTAGACTTAATGTGTATTTCTATGGACAGAAACATGCATCATCTGGTCTATATGTTATAACACAGCAACAGGATGAGGTTGGTTACAATGGATTCCGTACTACATTAACACTATTAAAAATATCAGGTGACTTTGATACAAAATAGAAATTATATTGTATAATATAAGAAAGGTAAATAAATGCTTACTCTTGGATATATCACAAAACTAAATGAAGCTGACAACAACTTATTTGAAGTCAGAATTCCACTATTTGAAAAAGCAGGTAGCTCTAAGAATTTACCTGATTTGAGTGGTTCGTATTTCAAAGCTAATTTAAATCAGATACCTGGACAATACAATGCATACAGAGTAGGGGACTGTGTTGTTATTGGATTTTTAGATAATAAATTTGAGAGACCTATTATACTCGGTAAACTATTTATAAACGACAACTCGGAAGCCAGAGGGGCATCTAATGCAGATTCAATTAATGTAGCTAATAAAGCTGTATTACCTAAAGAAACAACTATAGGTGACATTACATACGACAACTTAGTTGCTATGGCAAAAGCCACTGATTTATTCACTAATCAGATAGATACCATCCTCTCTGAAAATGAGAATTAGAAAAGTCTGGTTTATATAAAATATAAAAAGAAAGTGCTAAATTTATTGAAGGAGAAGGCTAATAAATGAAATCTATTTCATTTCCAAACATGTTTAACCCAACATCAACAATTGTCAAGACTGATGGTCATGAGGCCACATTCCAAAACATATTGTTAGTGTTAGGTGCAGAAAAGGGTGATTTTGTTTTTGACCCATATTTTGGAGTTAGACTTAGAAGATATTTATTTGACCAAAACAATTACATTTTACGAGATGTAATTATTGATGAAATATATACTCAACTTAAGGTATTTATGCCTCAGTTGATTGTTAATAGAAAGGACATCTCCATTATCATTGAGAGAAATAAGATGAGTGTAAACATCAAAGTAATTAATCAATTAGACTTTGCAGTAGATACCTATAACTTAGTGTTATTTGATGGAGATAAGGAGTAGAAAATACCATGATTACAAATGAAGAATTAAGAATATCAAATGAATCATATACAAATAAAGATTTCATTAGTATCTACCCTGAGTTACTAAACATTTTCAAGCAAATCAGTCCTAAATGGGACCCAAGTTTAAGTAATGAATCTGACCCAGGTAACGTTATACTTAAAGCAATGGCATTTTTAGCAGATAAAGTTAATTATAACACTGATAAGAGAGTGTTAGAGAATTATTTACCATCTGTTACCCAGGAGACATCTGCTAGAAATCTTTTTGAGATGAACGGTTATTTTCCTAGATATTATAGGTCTGCAATTACAAGTGTTAGATTTAGATATGCAGGCTCTAATTTAGAGGCTAATCAGACATTTACTCTTCCGGCTATGGACACAGTTATCACTGATGTTGATAACACTATTTCATATTCTCTTATGGACCCAGTTACAATCGGGCCAAAACAAATGACAGATGCCATCCCAGCTATCCAAGGTATATTTAAGCATCTAACTATCGGTGATAATGAAGTTATTCAACTATCTAATTTAGATGACAACAATAGATTATATTTACCTGAACCAATGATTGCTGAAAATGGTGTGTTTGTATTCTCTGATGAGATTACTGAAAATACATCTACTAATGACTCTTGGACTAGAGTTGATAATTTGAATTTAGCAGACCCAGAGAATGGTAGATGTTTTAAGTTTGGATTTGATTCCACAAGACGTTTACCATATTTGGAATTTCCCGACAATATAGCTGATAATATTGGAAGTGGAATTAGAGTTCGTTATGTTATTACAGCTGGTAGTGCAGGTAATATTAGTTATAATTTCCTCTCTAGATTATTCTCACCTCTTCATGCTCAAAAGAAAACTAATGGTGTTCTAGTTGAAGACACATTAAGTTTTGAGGCCTCTGATTCAGGAACTGATAATGCTGGAAGTGATGCCTCTAATTTAACTGTCTATAATACAGGCTCAACTATTAATGGTGCTGACCCAGAAACGATAGACGAGGCATATAACTCATATAAGAAAACAGTAGGTACATTCGATACTTTAGTTACATGTAGAGATTATGCTAATGCCATCTACAACATGTATGATGAGACCACATCTTATCCATATGTTTCTAATGTTCAAGTCGGTGATAGACGTAATGACATTAACTACAGTAACAGTGTGGTTACATATACATCATTAGGAAAAGAAATTGTCATAGACACTAGTAATTCAAATATTACTCCTTATGACTTATGCTTATATCCATTAAATCCAGTTTATAATATATATGATACAACTTCATATATAAACTCATTTAAGCCGTTAAGTTCGGATACATTAAAATTTATTAAGAATGACATTGAGGATTACAAGACTCTTTCACATACGTATAAAACACTTGCCAGTAATGACATTTATTTAGTGAAGAACTACTATAAGTTAGTTATTCAAATTGTCACAACATATAAAGTGGGAGCTGTTGAACAGGACGAAATTAAGAATAATATTCGTGTTGCTTTATTCAAGAATTTTGGTGCTAGACAAGTTGATTATGGATATGAAATTCCAGATGATGAGTTTTATGATGTAATTAAGGCATCTGATTCTAGAATTAAAAATATTACAACCTTAAATGTTTTAACTGATACTCGAGTAATGTTAGCTAATGGAACTGAAGTGTCCTTATTGCACGGTGATAACAAAGATATATACATTACTATCTTAGCTAAAAATATTTTAGCTGGTAGATTACCGTTATTTGACTATGATACATCATTCGAATATGATTTCGGCCAATCTGCGGTTAAATATAAGAAGAATACACATGGAACATCTTCATGGGTAGATGTCACTGCTACTGAAATTCCACAGTTAGAGTCAGTATCTACAAGTTTAACTATTCCATTTGAATTGAGTGCAGCTTCAGGTAAATTTGATTATACATTAAATGATGATGAAATTATTCAATGTATTGCTCCAAGTTTACAATCTCCAATTACATACCCGGCTTATACTAATTTTAGATGGGAAACAACTAAGACCGGGGAAGCTGCTAATGTTCCATCTAATTCGGAGTATACATTAACAGGAGATGATGTTTTATACATCAATTACACAGATAGTAATAAACAAGTAAATAATATTAAATACACAGCTACAAGTATTACTAAGAATGGTAGAGTACAACCTAGAGGTACAGATAATCCAGTTATTATTAAGACGAACTTCTTAATGAAACCAACAGCTGATAGTTCATATGCTGATGGGAGAAGTGCCACTGAGAAGGATACTGGAGTAGACGGAGTAAAATGGTTTAATAGTCTCTCTACACAAGAACAAATTGAAGAAAGAGAGATTGTTTCAAGAGTTATAGATGATGCATCACTATACTGTTACTGGTCCACTGATAGATTAGGTAATAAATTGTTTACTTTAGAAGATGCAGTATATAACGATGATGATGAATTACTCTACTTTGAAAGACTATTAGGTGATAATGAATACTTTGCATACTGTGATTCTGGTATGACAGACGTTGTTATTAGGGGTTCCGGTACTAAATTACGTTGGTACGGTAGTGCTGATTCCTTAGGAATTTGGGTATGTAAAGAACAAGGTATTGATGACCTTATTGACAATGGTATCTCAGCTTTTGCCGAATTTAACTGGCAAGAGTTAGGTTTCAATAGAAATAATTTGGAAATATATGCAATGCAAATACTAACTTTAGCTTCAGGTGATAACATAACAATTTCAAATGTCACACCTGAGTCTGGAGCTAGATTGACAAATGAGTGGACAGAGTTGCCTTCAGCTGCAAAGATTAGTTATACAATAGCTGGTAGTACTTCAGAATTACCTACAACTTCGCATGCATTCTTGGCTTGGAAGATTCGCACTAGATTAGATATCAATTGTGGTCCGAATTTTGGTCAACTAGTAAACACTCATCACTCTTTTGTGTTTACAGATAAAGTTGGTGATAAATACAGAGTTGAACCTTATACCGATGCCTTAGGACAAACAATTAAACCGTATATCTCTTTAAGTCAATTAGTTAGCACAGCAGGTGGAGAGAATGTTGATTTAACTGTCACTAAAATTTCAAATACAGGTGTAAGTACTGCAGAGTGTATACTATCTGCTTTCATATATCAAGATAATACAGTTAGCTATGGATTAGCAACTGGTGGAACTAGAATATTGTCTAAGTTCAATGGATACTGCACATTGCCAGTTTCATTATTGAACTTTGAGGATAGTGATACATATGATGTTGTATTACCTGTGTTAGCAACTTCAGATAAAACAACTTTAGTTATGTTCTTTGTAAATAAAGAGGGTGAATTTGGCGAAGAAGGACACACCGGCTACTATGCTGGTGACAATTACGAAATTTCAGTCAGCAACTGTAGAGTATATAATTCCGAAACAACAGGATATCCAGGTGTTACATTGGTTGAACAAGGAGATGGGGAGACAATTAAAGTCCTAGAATTAAATCCAGCTTCAAATTCAATTACAGTTAGTATAACAAAGGGAGTAAATGAAGATGCAGAGTGTAATCTCATTATTGGAAGTATATCTAAAACAAATCACACAGATAGTTTAGTGCTAAATCCTAATTTTGGTTTAACTGCTGTGGAAGAAAGAGAACTTTTAACACGAATCGGAGAGTTAGATACAAACACAAAGTTCTATTACAATGCCCCGATAGACAAAGGTTCTGCAATAGATATTAAAGATACTACATTACCAGATTTCTTCTGGGACAGAAATAATGTATTTAATAAATTCACATTAGGAGAGATTGATTTTGACGAAAGCGGTACAACAATCGATATCGTTAACTCATCTAAATTATAATTATGATTAAAACAGAGCATCTAGTACCAAGTAATTATTATATTCGTTCCAGAGACTTCCAGTTATTGGGAAGAGTTTTGGATTGTGTATTTAATAGTGCAAAGTCATATTCGGATATGATTCAATATGATGTCATCTGTAAAAATACAGATAAGAGATTACTTGACTTAGTCACTAGAACAGTTGGATTTGAGACAAAGAGAAAATACGACGAACTTGATTTATTTGTGTTATGTACTACATTTAAATCTATATTGAAGAATAAAGGAACTATCTTAGCAGTTGAAGAATGTGTTAAGATGCTATTACGAGCTCAAAATATACATAAACAATGTAGAGTGTATGATGTTAAATCTGAAATAGAAGGTAGTGATAAACCATTTAAGCTTGAAATTTTAGTTCCAGATGAATTGACTGACATCGCATTATTAGAAGATATGCTAGATTATGTTCTCCCAGCTGGATATATTTATTCTATCATTAACGCAGGTGATATTCTCGATGATATACGTTCCGATGTAGCAGGCATAAGTGAAGTGGTAACACCACCAGTAACATATAATAATAGTGAATTAGGTCATGTCTTGAAACCTACAGCTGGAAATAGTGATGAATTTAGAACAGAATTGACTACAGTTTTTAGAGAGGATGCAAATAATGAGTAAGACAGCTAATAAATCAAAAATTACATATGAAGGTAAAGTTAAAGTTCAACTTTATCATGGTAAAAAAGTTTATAAAACAATTAAAGAGAAGAATAAAGGTACATGGCCTTTATTCAATTTCTTCATTAGTTGTTTAACCGGTAATTACTATGACAGCCAACGTCCGATGTATTTACGTATATATAATGTAGATGCAGATGAATATATCTCTGGCGATGAGGGAGATATCAACGAAAGGGACGAAATTACAACGATGGCTATTCCGGTTAGAAAAGTCACTTCAAAATTAGCGGCCTCTACAGACACACAAGCATCTGCAGTGTTTGAATTTTTAATTCCAGCTTCTACTTTGGTGGAAAACGGACAAGGTAATTTATTAGTGCTTTTTAGTACAGATAATCGAAATATTGTTTCCAAACCGTCAGCTGAAGTATTATTGGAGCATCCAGTTACCAAAGAAGATGGGACTTCAAACATTAAAGTTGACTGGGAATTAATTATAGGGAACAGATAAGGAGAATTAAGGTATGGCATATGCAAAAAGTATTGATGTAAAAGTATATCCAACAGCTTGGAGAGGAGCCAATGCTTCCTCAGAAAAAACATTTAACCCCGAAGCATCACTAAATACAGAGGAAAATATTTCTAATCTATCTAATAGACTAGCAAAGCTTACTGCAGCTGCATCAGCTACACGATTAGACAGTTATGTAGTTAGTTTTAATTCAACAGCTGACACAGCTATATTTGTTATTCATGGTTATATATTTGAACTTGCTAATGTAAGCAGTCTCGGAAAACCATTATGGGCTAAGATTCAATTGTTAAGTGCCCCAGCAACATATAAGGGCAGAGAATTCAATAACACAACTTTAGCTTGTTTTGATAATGGTTCATCGAGCAATGAACCTGCTATTGCAGTTTTAGATATGAAAGATGGAGCTGGAACTGCAGATGGTGATTATTATTTCCACGGTTTGCAATTTTCAAATACTGAAATTAGTGGAGATGCATCCAGTGGCTCATATGTTTTAAAACTTTTAGATGCTAATGGATATGTTCCAGTTAAATCTTGGTTAGTATTGGACACTTCTCAAGTTAGAGATGTCAGTAGTGGTAACCCACTAACAGAAACAATGACTACCGGTAGTATTTATGCTGGTCGTATAGTTGTAACATCTGATATAAATGTTCCAGCTGTGGTTACTAATGGTATTTATGGGTCAAGTATCAACGTAGATACCGGACAACTTACAGTGAGTGCAGCCTTAGCGAACTTCTCCATCTTATCTAGTATGGTACTATCTGCAGGCAAGACTATGGAAATATATGCTTCCGAGTCTCTTTATATAAATACTAGAAATAATTTATGGTTTGATACCTCCAAGAGTGTGCTTATGTATGCCTCTTCAAATATCAGTATGCATGCAGAAAATATTTATGCCTCTGCTATGTCGACTAACCCGACAATTCAGCTATCAGCTTCTATCTCAGGGTACGGAAAAATTCAATTAGTTGCCGGTTCTAGTATATCCATGTATGCTGGTAATAGTATTAATTTCTATATAGATAATAAATTAATTAAAGTTCCATCTGGTTCATCCGCTACCTTAGCTAGAATCTATGATAATACATATAATAATAAAGATAGAGTATATGAAGCTCATAGATTAGTTGATAATGGTTCGGGCACACTAACTACAATTGGAAATTTTTCCAAGGCAGTATACTTCAATCAAGGAAGACCGACTGCAGTTCGTGACACTGTACAAAGTGGACATGGGTGGGTTAGACGTGGAAGTAACAGATGGTTTATTGAGGAGTGTTTGCGTAACAATAGTCCAGATAAGTGCAGTTATAGTGATTCCAGCTGGAAAGATATCCTCGCAGGTAATACTATTTATTACACATATACTCGTATAGGAGATGTTCTCAATATACATTTACAGACTTCAGACTTCAATGATATAACTGAGGATAACTGGATAAGAATCGATTTAAAAGTTCTTCTTTGTGTACTTAAATCTAGCGGTTCATATAAAGCCTCTCAATGGGAATCGGAATTAGGATATACAATCAGTCAAAGCGTAGAAGGATGGAACTCTAACCCACTAGTATCATCTTCTAATCAACTTAGCACAGGTGGTAATCCATATAATAATGCTGTAATATCTAATCAAAGTTTTGACCTTACATCTGGAGATACTAGATGGTGTGCATTTATTCGTCCTTGGTATGACCAGGGCGAATCTGGTAGTGCAGGTCCTATTAGCTTGTTTATAGGTAAAGAGGCAGCAGGAACAGGTGGTTATGGATGGTCCTGCGATATTAGTCTCTTATTAACTGAAAACTAATAATTAGACGAAGAAGACCGCAATGAAATATTACGGTCTTTTATTTTGTTTAAATTTTATGTACGTTTATAAATAAACGTTGTATAATATACGTGAGGATACAACATGAATACACCGATTATTAAATGTCCACATTGTGGAGCTGAATACTTACCTATAGAGGTATATATACCGGAAGATTTTCTTCCTGATAGTGATGATATCACAAAAGATGAACATGGGCACATAGTAGCATGCCATGAAGGAACAATGAATTTACAAGAAGAATATACATGTGATTATTGCGGTCATAGATTCAGTGTATTGGCTGATGTTAAGTTTATTTCATCCATTAATGAATTACATGATTATAACTATGATTATAAATCACCTGTTTATGCTAAGGACAGAATTGAATTATCTGAGAATTAAATGATAACTATCTTTGAGAACATCCCCAAGAAGATTTCAGGCTCAACGAGCCTCTTTTTAGATGCTCCATATAGTGATGAAGTAGTAGATGTCGTAAAATCGCTAGGAATGGCTGTTTGGCATAAAAAAGACAAGCTCTGGGAGATTCCAGTAACTTCGCTTGCTAAATTGCTTAACGAACTAGCTTATATAGATGATATACAACTTGAGTTATTACCAGTTAAAGAACCTGATGATGTTCAACTTATAGGAGACTACAAAGTACAACCATTTAAGCACCAACGAGAAGCTATTAAGTATGGCTTGATGCATGCCCGGTGGTTACTGCTGGATGCCCCTGGTTTAGGTAAAACAGCTTCAATTATTCACTTAGCTGAGGAACTTAAAGCTCAACGAGGAATTGAACATTGTCTTATTATTTGTGGTATTGCCACATTAAGAGCCAACTGGGAGAAAGAAATTAAGTTTCATTCTAACTTATCATATGTTACAATAGGTAAGAGAATAAATTCTAAGGGAACTGAGATGTGGAATACTATTCCTGAAAGAGCAGAGCAACTTAGACATAAAATAGACGAGTTCTTTGTTATACTTAACATAGAATCTATTCGAGATGACAGTATAGTAGAGGCTATCTTGAAATCAGAGAATAAATTTGATATGATAGCTTTTGACGAATGTCATAAGGCAAACGGAACGTCATCCATACAATCTAAGAATTTACTTAAGTTAACAGCTGCTAAGTACAGAATAGGTATGACAGGAACACTTATTACCAATTCACCACTATCAGCTTTTATTCCACTTAAATGGATTGGAGTAGACCACTCTACTCTCACTAACTATAAAGCACTTTACTGTGAGTTCGGTGGTTTTGGCGGATATGAAATAGTTGGATATAAGAATTTAGATATTCTAATGCAAGAAATTAATTCTTGTTCATTACGTAGAACTAAAGACCTAATGGATTTACCACCTAAGACTATCATTGATGAATATATAGAGATGAGTGATGCCCATAGAAAATTCTATGACGATGTGAAGAAGGGTGTTAAAGAAGAATGTGACAAGATTGAACTTAACACAAATAATTTATTAGCCCTTGCAACACGTTTAAGACAGGCCACAGGCTGTCCAAACGTATTAACCTCATCAGATATCCAATCAAGTAAATTAGAGCGTTGTAGAGACCTTGTAGAAGATATTGTTAGCCAAGGTGATAAAGTGGTTGTTATGTCTCAATTTAAAGAGAGTGTATACACTTTAGAAAAGATGTTAGCTCATCTCCACCCATTAGTTGGAACTGGAGATATGAAAGACCAACAAGTATCTGAGAATATAGATAAATTCCAAGGTGACAATGAACACATGGTGCTACTTTGTACACAAGCTAAAATGGGTACCGGTGTAACTTTAAATAGAGCTAGATACTTAATTATGGTAGACGAACCATACACAGATGCTTTGTACACACAATGTACAGATAGAATCCACAGAATTAATAATACTGAACCAGTATTCATATACAATTTAATATGTGCGCATACATATGATGAAGTTGTCTCTTTTATCGTCAGTAAGAAAAAAGCCTTGTCAGATTACATGATTGATGGTAAAATAGATGATGAGACAGTTTCTATAATCAGGAACTATATTAAAAATCTATAAGGAGGCACTATGGATTATAAAGGAATTAAAATTAGCAGCAAAGTTATTATTGTTGAAAAACCATTAGGTGGCTACAGTAAATCAAAAGAAGAAGTTATCCATCAAGGATATGTTGTTGATGTCGGCAATGATAAAATGTTAGAAACCGCAAAAAGCTGGGCAGATTGTGGATATTTTACCGGTGAATACAAGTGGAATCCTACACCAGAGGAAGCTAAAGCATATAAGGATTCATATATACCTAAACCAGGAATTATTCATGAATATGACAATGGTCAATTTGAACTCACATTAGATGAGGCCGCAGGGTATTCAAGTCAAGGTGGTAAGTTATCTTTCTGGAACTGTTTGATTAAATGTCCTGACGGTAACACATTCCTTATCGGTATCAATTCAGAATTATTACTTCACTTAAT